AAGTGTTCAGTCCAGCAGCTTGCTGTACGATTGCGAAGCCTCCGACAGTCGCAAGTTTCCTATGCGCTCCATGTACTTTTGCTTCAAATTCGGCTCTGGTCGGACATCTTCCCAATTCAGTAGCGATTCTCTTAAGAGCAGCCACGAGCTCATGAAGCACAGTATTGTCCATGCTTCGATGCTAAAGCTTTTCGGCTAGACGTCAACCTCTAGTCTATGTCGTGGTGCGGTACAGACCTTGGGACTGTATCTAGCCTCAAAATCAAAACTCCGGCGATTGGTGAGAAGCTGAGAATAATTTTCTACTAACTTTTCAATACGCTTCAGATCATCGCAGAAGAAATGAGACTGCATCGAAGCTACTAGCTCTTTGTGGTGAGCCTGAGCAATGATTCCAATAAAGCGCTTTGCCCACTGCCGTTCAGTAAGTCTGACGCCGTTTTTCGAGGTAATGTAGTTATATTGATTTGGTTTTTGATCTGAGTTTTTCATTCGTTTGATTGATAGGTATCGTAACGACTCCATCCAGTGCAGCAAGTAGGACAAGTCTCTCGAATTAGTGGATCAGTTTTAACTGTGACAAAGCCCTTCCCTAGGCAAGTCAGACAGTCTGGAGCCCCAGCTGGTTCAAAATCAAGGTACATCGGATTCCTTATCGAAGCTGAATACTTCTTCGTAGGTTTTAGAAGTGACGGTGTTGGTAAAGTTCATGAGCTCTGGAAGCGTCAACGCATTGGCATCAGCTTTACCGAAATACATTTTGGCATAAGTAGAAAGCTGATCTCTAGTCCATGCCGTCGCTTTAATCTTATCAAAATAGGGCTTCTTAGCCGCTGTAGGCGTCTTTCCATCATCAGCAGGCTTAGGCTCTGTTTTAATCGCAGGAGCGGGCTGTGAGGCAGTTACAGGGGCTGTAACAGGCTTTGCGTTAGGCGCTCTAGCCTGAGCTGCTTCCGCATCGTCATCAGTCTGGTAAACGCCTACGATGGCAGCGAGGGAGTAGCGCCTTGCGTATGATGTTGCTGAGCCTATTGCCTGGGGATCTCGCTTTAATGCGATAATAGGAAATCGACCTTCAATCCATTGACCGGAGCTGTGAACGAGAGTGGTCACTAGCTCAAGATGCTCAGGAGTAGCCGCTTCAGTCGTCTGAATGACTGCTAGACCGTTCTTCGATAATGGTTCGCGGATCGCATCCCAGACGCTCTGGAGATCGGCGTAATTGCTTTTAAAGAATGGATTAGCGCTATCTTTTACAGCGCCTTTAATCTCTGCCTGAGCTTTGGCTAAGGCTGTAGCTAATTTGTCGATTTGTTCTGATTTCATTATTTCTCCTTTGGGTGAGGAGTTGGCTATAAGAGAGCCTTAAAAAAGTAAAGGGACAAGTTACCCTGTCCCTCTACACCCAATGTGAAACCAGAAATGACTAGAAAGGAATAGCACTAGAGCTTATTCAGCGCCAGCCTGTTTCTTCTGATTTTCAATACCAGCCTTGGAGTAAGAAGCAAGGTCTTTGCCCTTTACGTCACCCATAGCGTCGATCTTGGACGACTTTACGCCCATCTTTGATTTATCAGACGACTTAGCTTCCGCCTTGCCGCCGTAGTTATTGTCTTTCATGTTGGAGCCTCCAAACAAACAATAACACAGCTAAAAGCCTTTAAGGTCAATGCTAGGATGAAATCATTTACGGTCGCATGACTTTAAACAATCTTTAAAACATTCCGAATTTTTATTGGAATAAGCTGCTTTAATTTTGTCTTTATGTTTAAAATTTAAAGGCTTCTGACTAACGATAATAGATGTCAAAATGGTTATAGCTATTGCTGAGTAAACTTGCCAAGGCATACTTCCTCCATCAAATTAAATCGGGAGCAGGGCGCTATTTAACCGGAACCGAAACCGGAACCGTAACCGTCACCGTAACCGGAACCGTCACCGTCACCGTAACCGGAACCGAAACCGAAACCGTAACCGGAACCGGAACCGTCACCGTTACCGGAACCGAAACCGGAACCGTAACCGTCACCGTAACCGTAACCGGAACCGAAACCGTAACCGGAACCGGAACCGTCGTGCTCTACACTTTCCACGATGGAACTCCTTGAATTGCTTTCATTGCTTCGTTCGTACACTCCGCAATTTCAAACCCTTGTGGGCTGATAATAATAGTTTCATTGACTGGCATTCCAAACCGATTATCACCTTGCGTTGGGCCTGTTACCGCTACTTGAGAAAGGCTCGCTCCATACCAACGCCACAGCCGTATTGATTGAGTCAAAACGACTTGATCTTTTTTAATCGTCTCCAAGTAACCGGCGTGAACTCCTGCCGTGTGGGATCTAACAATAACATACTTCTTTTTCGTTTTTTTCTTCATGCTTCCTCCATCAAATTAAATCGGGAGCAGGGCGCTACTCCTGCCATCGGTTCCAAGATACTCGTCATGTTCGCATGACGCCGATAAATCCTACCGCCTTTGTGTGTCTCCAGTGGGTAACACTCCGCTTTCGCAGTATCCGAGCCATTACGCTCAACCCTCCCACAGCTTCCCACGCCGTCCCGATATTCTTTTAATCCTCTAAAATGGGATGTCTTCGTCTGTTATATTCGACTCAGGCAGATCCTGCTCTGGTCGCCACGGCAACCGATCGCTCTGTGGCTGCTCTACGATCGGCTGAGCTGGCGCTGAGATGATGCTGATCTTCCTAGCGATGCATTGAAGTGTGCCAGTGGGTTTACCCATCTTATTCGTATAAGCACTAGCCTCTGGGGTGCCTTGTACTTCGATCACCATTCCGGTGAATAGTTTATGCTCGAACTCATTGGCGAGCTCATTGAAAGCTGTGCAATAGACCTTGCTCGGCCATCGTCCCTGTGGAGCTGGGATCTCGATCTGGAACTTGAGGTAGGGAGTACCCTTTATCGAAATCTTCTTCTCGGGATACTTATTGAGAGTTCCTTTTGCGGTCATGTAAAGCATGTCGTTTTGCCTCCAGTTTCATTTGGTGTTCAGCCAGTGTTTTTAGCACTGCTTCGATTGGGTTTAGACCTTGATTGGGTGTCGAATAGTTAGACACTCGCTCGACTCCATTCCAGTGACAGGAGGTACAAGTCTCAGAGGTCTCTATTCCTGAGGTGTGGTCAAAGTATAGAAGCTCACCAGTACCACCACATTTTCGACAGATCATTTCGGTCCTAACGTATTGAAATCATTAGACTTCGGTTATCGGGTTAGGAACTAGATATACAACTAGGGGCGATCTGTCTACAACTTTTGCAGTACCTTTAGTCTAGCTTGGCGCTCAGCTGCGGTGAGGTCTGTGCAAGCGCTGCATATTGCTGGGTTTTTCTTACTGGTAGTGAGCTCCTGACAGTAATGGCACTTAACCGAGCGGCATTCCTGACAAAGGCCAGTGGAGTTGCTATTGCACTCTTTCTCGCACTTAATGCACAGATCGCGCAGATAATTCTTTCTAACTCTCTTCGTCGTCATAACCAGCCTCAATTATCAGATAATAGCAAAGCGCGCCTGTTACAAATCCTAAAAACCAGCAGATTAACTTCTCTGCAATAGGGTCAGCTACTTGCATCGCCAGCGTTGAAGTGATTTGCCCTTCGGAGTCATCTTGCCGCCCTTAGAGGTAGGACCTGGCACCCCAGCCATCCGAGCGCAAAAGGACCGGCGCCTTGCAGCCCGTGCTCCTGTAGGATTTTTCTCAGTCACTGGCGCCTGAAGGTTAGAGCCATGTTCTCGATTGTAGCGCTTCCTAGCCTTTTCACTTAGGCCGCCGGTGCGGGAATGCTTTTTCTTGTTATAACCGAGGAACGGCTTCTTGCTCTTCATGCTCTCAAGCATAACTGAGGGAATAATTCCGTTCTAATTTTTCCCTCTCTTTTTAAAGAATACAAAAGTAACCGCATCCCCTACCTACAGCATTTGTAGGCAGCAAGCGGGTTTCTTTTATTCTTCGACCCAGTGTCGGGGCACATAGTCAGCCCTTGAACCATGCAGGCTCAAGAGCTCAGTACATTCCCCGACAGCGGCGTAGCGCGGTTAATTCTACGGCTCTGGCTTCAGTCTTCAGAATACGGCGAGTGACGGGCCTATCCCATTCTCTTTCCTTCAGACTACTGCAATGGCTTGCCATGCATCCCCTTGCCTGCGTTTTTACGCTTCCATGCTTCACAGGCGGCAACTATCAGCCCGGTGTCCGTCATACGACACCCAGCCTTGACCTAACTTGCAGTACCCCTAACCAGCAGAGAGTCGGCTGCTAGCCCCACGACCCTGTTTCCAAGATCGTTAATTCTGTGACCGTGTTTTTAGAGCTACGGTCAAATCCTCTGCGATTTAGATATTGATTGAAGTGCAACAGTGTGACAGCTTCTGACCAATATCTTTTCGAGCAGCTAAGATATACCCCCGAGAGCAGAGACCTTCAAGCGTCAAACTCTCGGGTTTTTTATTTCTATTTCCGTGCTAGAAAAAAATCATGGCTACAACTTACAGAAGTGTGCAGGCGCTTAAGCAGGAAATTGAATACATTAAAAACTATATCCCAGAGATTTTTGGTCAGGAACTAACTGAGGAGAATTTCTCAGCGCAGATCAATCGGATTATCGAAGGCAAGATCGAGGACTACATCTTCCAGCGCTACCGGGACTGGACGGCTCCGGAATTGGCTAACCTCCTTAAACGCTGGGATTTGGCCCAAGAGCCCGCTCTGCCCGAAGCAGCCCCTAAGGCTGCGTCAGGGCAGCAGCAGGGCTCAGAAGGGCAGGGAGACGGCTTAGAGCAAAAGCCTAAGCGTGGTAGGCCGAAGGGAAGCAAGAATGCAGATTCATTGCCAGTATAGTCAGCTCGTACCAGTCAAAGAGCTCAAGGCTCATCCTAAGAATAGAAACGAGCACCCCAAGGACCAGCTTGAGCGGCTAGCTAAGATTCTGGAATATCAGGGCTGGAGATACCCCATCAAGGTAAGTAAACTATCTGGGTTTATTACCTCTGGGCATGGTCGTCTGGCGGCTGCTAAGTTATTGAAATTAAAAGAGGTTCCTGTCAGCTTTCAAGACTACACGGACGAGGCTCAGGAATATGCCGACCTTCAGGCAGACAACGCCATCGCCTCATGGAGTGAGCTCGACCTAAGTGCCATTAACGCTGATATAGGAGATCTCGGTCCTGATTTTGATATCGACTTGCTCGGGATCAAGGACTTTGTAATCGAGCCAGCGGATAAGCTAGACCCTCAGTGCGACGAGGACGATGTTCCCGATGCCCTGCCAGATCCGAAGGTCGTGCGCGGTGAGGTCTACATCCTCGGGAAGCATAGGCTCATGTGCGGGGATTCGACGGCGATCACGGATGTCGATAGGCTGATGGACGGCGAGAAGCCGCTGCTAATGGTGACAGATCCTCCATACGGAGTGAAGCTCGATCAGTCATGGAGAGATACAGCACTCGGTGACAAAGCACTTGGGAAGGGAAACGCAAATCTTGTCTCTAACGATGATCGTGCTGACTGGTACGATGTTTGGGCAATCTGCAACGCACAGATTGCATATATTTGGCATGCGAGTGCTTTCACTGATGTTGTAATGGACTCACTGAGGCGAGCTGGATTCGATGTGAAGCAGCAGATCATTTGGAACAAATCTGTAATGGTGATGGGTCGTCAGGCATACCATTGGAAACATGAGCCATGTTGGTACGCCGTAAGAAAAGGCTGCGATCAGAATTGGGTCGGAGACAGGAAGCAAGTTACCGTTTGGGATGCTGCTCCTCCAACACACATCATGAGTGGGTCAAAAGAGGACAAGACCGATCATCCGACGCAGAAGCCGATCCTAGTTTACGAGATCCCGATAGAAAACCACACGCGTCGAGGAGACCTGTTATACGAACCGTTCTCTGGATCTGGCTCTGCATTTGTCGCCGCTGAAAAGCTTTCAAGAAGGGTCTTCGGAATGGAGCTAGACCCAAAGTATTGCGGAATCATCCTCGACCGCTGGCAGAAATACACGGGCAAGAAGGCGCACCGAGAAGATGGCGTGGCGTGGGATGAAATTAAGGCCAAGTAATGGGTAGGCCAGTTAAGAAGATCGACCCTAAACTGGTGCAGGATCTCGCAGCGATTGGCTGCAAGACGACAGAAATAGCCAGCATCGTCGGGGTATCAGTTGACACTCTTGATCGGAGATTTGCGGAGGAAATGGAGAAAGGGCGCTCAAACCTCCGCGCTACCCTGCGCAGATGGCAGATTTCAGCAGCTCAGAAGGGTAACGTCGCAATGCTGATCTGGCTTGGTAAACAGTTACTTGGGCAGACAGAAAAGATTGAACAGGCCACGGAATTTGTTGTCAAACCACTCTCTCCGCAGCAAGTTCAGACCATCCTCACAGGAGACCCATTTCTGCATGAACCTGACAGAAGAGTTGTCGACGTCCGAAGCGAGGCTGCACCATCAGATCCAAAGCCTACAGGCGGAGATCAAGAATCTTGAGCTGATCTGTCACAAACTTGAGGCTGAGCGGGATGCTCATCTTGAGGTGATTCGGCGCATCTTCCAGTGGCATCCAGGGAACAGGACACACGATTGAAGACGATTAGGATCGTTTCAGTATCGGGTGGCAAAGACTCTACAGCTCTTTACCTGTGGGCAATAGAGCGCTGGGGCAAAGATGGATTCAAGGCCGTTTTTGCAGATACCGGACATGAACATCCGGTTACCTACAACTATTTACGGAATCTTCACGCCTTCGCCAGCGGCCCTATGGTTGAGTGGGTGAAAGCTGATTTCAACGAGCGCGTAAAGGCAAAGGGTAGGGAACCAAGCGGCAATCCATTCCTTGATATGTGGCTTTGGAAGGGCCGTGCGCCATCCGCCAAGGCTCAATTCTGCACCGAGCACCTAAAACTGAGGCCCATTCAAAAATGGCTAGAAAGCTGGCGACAGGATTCAGATACCATTGAAATGTATGTTGGCATCCGCGCTGCCGAGAGTGAGCGGCGGTCGAAGATGCCTGATAAAGAATGGTCTGAGGTGTATGACTGCGAAATGTACCGACCACTGCTTCGCTGGTCTGATGATGATGTTTGGGCGATGCTGAAGCGCTATGACGTGCCACCTAATCCACTCTATGAAAATGGATCGGCGCGGGTTGGCTGTTATCCTTGTATTCATAGCAGGAAATCTGAACTTGCTTCTATGCCTGACTGGGCATGGGAAAAGCTGGCCGAGTGGGAGAAGCTAGCCGGTAGGACATGGTTCTCCTTCGGTGACATTCCCTTAACTTCCGCACAAGCGATGGCACTGAAGCAAGCCGAAGGTAACACTGAGGAAGTATCGCGCTTAAAGGATACCTACAGTCCGAAGGTCATGGAAGTCCGCGAATGGACCAAAACGAGCAGAGGCGGAAAACAGTTTGATATGTTTGCCGCCGATGGCAAGGATGTCCCAACTTGCATGAGCACTTGGGGAGTTTGCGAATGATAGAAAGCAGGGCGCACGATTGACCAAGGATATCGTGCAAGCTGAACGGGCTCGCATTGCTCTTGGCATTCAAGCCCTGCATGAGCGCTGGAAGCCACACCCAGCTCAGATCCAAGTGGGAGCCCCGCTGATCCGGGGCGAGACTAAGGACGTATTCGCCCAGTGCGGGCGAAATTTCGGAAAAACTGAGCTCGTTAGCTACCTGCTCTGGCGCTACGCTTGGACGTTTCCTAACTCTGAGAATTACTACTTTGCACCTTACATGACTCAAGCCCGAGAAATCCTCTGGGCCTCTAGGCGCGTCCAGACCTTCGGCCCCGCTGACTGGATTGATGGAGACCCCAACAACACCGAGATGCGTATCACGTTCAAGAATGGCAGCTTCATTAAGCTCGCTGGCTCTGACAACGTGGATAGCTACCGAGGAGTTAAGCCGAAGGGCTTGACGGTGCTGGACGAGTTCAAAGACTTCCGGCCAGAATTTCTGGAAGCCTACGACCCGAACAGAGCAGCCTTCGACAGCCCGATGATGATTATTGGGACGCCTCCTGAGTTTGAGAACCAGTTCACAGCGCTTGCTAAGCAGTACGCAAACGATCCGAATAAGCGCTACTTCAAGCTCCCGACATCTTCTAACCCGCATATCAGTCCAGAGTGGCTGGCTAAGAAGAAAGCTGAGCTCTATTCACTTGGCGAGGGTGACAAGTGGGAGCGTGAGTATATGGCGGAGTTCGTCTCAGGTGGCGCTAGCTCTATCTTTCCGATGCTTAAGCGCTCTATGGTCCTGCCACACGCTGAGATCATCGGACGTATCTGGAGAGACAGAAAGAAGCTAGAATGGATTCTATGGGCTGACCCAGCAGGCGCTTCCTGCTTTGCTGTCCTGTTTGTCGCAATCAATCCCTATACCCGAGACGTCTACTGTCTAGACGAAATATACGAAACAACTCAGCCAGAGATGACGGTCGGCAAAATCTGGCCGCGCATCAGATCAGCTAGAGATGAAATCTGGGATGATGACTGGCGTCAAGGGTATGACGAAGCGTCTACCTGGTTCGCTAATGAAGTTCTGGACCTGTTTAGCGAGCACCTTGAGCCTACGCAAAAGATGCGCTCTGATAAGCTCACTGGACTATCGCTCATTAAAGACGCGATGCTTCAAAATAAGTTCTGGATCAGCTCAAAGTGTCAGAAGCTCTATTGGGAACTAGAGCGTTACAGGAAAGATTCTAGCGGAAAGATTCCTAAAAAAGATGACCATCTCATCGACTGTCTTCGTTATATCCTGGATGCTAGCCATTATTCTCTTAAGACGGAGCGAGAAGTAATCCTCGCCCCTGATGAGATGAAAAGAGCCCACAAGTTCAAAGATGACTTTCCAGACTTGTTAAATTCTGAATTTACCCTAGACTGATTCACACAGATGAATCTTTCTATAGCTCTGGCGCTTGTCGCTTTCTTTTGTCTGACTAGCATTATCGCTTT